GAGTTAAAGACACGAAGATGAAGCCTGAATCTCAAGGTCCAACTGAAACAGGCAAGCTTCAAGATAAGAGGCTTCAAATAAACAATGAGCCAAGGATAAAAATAGGTAGGAATTATATTTATGATCTTTCCAAGGCAATAGTACGTTCTAATAAGTCCGAATCTGCAAAGGTAAGAGATCCTTTAACGATTCAGGATAGGAGTACAGGTGGTCCAAGAAAAGGGCATGGAGATTATCTTAGGTCCAAACATTACAAAAGCAGAACATACAGCCCTGATAGTCCAACACGTACAGGAGTATATGGTTCAGAAGTAACAAGGAATCCTTCATTACGGAAATCTGCAACAGATAAGGTTAAGGATAGAGTTAGTTTAAATAAAGGTTTAAGCGAAGCTAGAGATAACCTACTGTATCGTCGAATAGATAAGGACAATACAAAATCGATTAAAGAGGCAAATCAGCAAGTAAGGCGAAATGTTACGTACAGAACTCCGGGGAAACAAAGAATGCTTTCTGGTGGCAAAGCAAGTGGAATGAGCTATATTTTTAAAGAGATGAAGCGTAGACTCATGAAAGGAACACCCGGAAGCCATAACAAAACTTACTAGGAGAACAATGTCAGATCCGACAAAGTACAATTACCGAAATATGGGTAATTTGAAAAAGGTGAAAACAGAAGTCCAGAAGAAGATACCGACCAATGTAGACTTTAAGCGCAGAATGATGGCTCATAAGCATACGAAAAAAAGTACCCTCTGGAAACACCATTCATGGCTAGAGAAAAAAGCTGGACATAATAGGCAAAGAATTGTTTCTAACCCTATGAAAATAGACAAACCGACAAAAGATGAGACTCAAGAAAAAAGAATTGCAAGACCTGCAATGCCGACTAGATGGATTTCTGAAAATATAAGTAAATTAACAGAAGGTGCTTCTATTGTTAAAAACGTAGGAAAGAAGGTTGCCAATGTGGGCTGGAGAGCTTCATTGCCTGTAGTAACGGCAAAAGGTGCTATTGATTATGTAGGAATGAAAACAGGTTTAAGAGATGAAGATCCTAACACAATGACAGGATCAAGATCGCTTGATATGGCAACTTATCCGCTTAATGTTATGTGGAAAGCAACAAAGAAGTGGGAACAGAAGCGTAAAGACACGAAAAAAGGTCAATATCGTGATCCTTATGCAGGAATTGTAGCAAGAGATTCATAGTGTCCAAAATAGCCTACGGAAGTAGCGGAAAAGTTAAGTCTTATCCTAGAAAAGACTATGAAATGCACTCTAAGCGCATGAAACAGCGCAAAGAGAACCCTAGATTTACTCAAGAAATCTATATGCCTCTTGGAGAAAAGTTCTCTTTATACAAAAGACGCTTTCTAAACTGGATGCAAGGCTCAAAATCCGACAATAAAACCAAATGATCACAGAAAAACAGTTAAAATTTATAGAAAACTACTGTGAAACAGGAGATGCAGTACAATCTGCTATAAGTGCAGGCTATAAGAACTCTCATACCATCGTAAATCAGGCTTGGAAGCTAAAAAGAGACTTATCCAAGGAGATTTCCAAGCGTATGCAGGAAAAGTTCGTTGACAAAGCCCCTGTCGCTTTCGGAACACTAATCGAATTGATGAATTCCTCTGATTCCGATACTGTTCGTCTACAAGCCTCCAAAGATATTATGGATCGTGGAGGATTTAAGCCCAAAGATACGATGGTTATTGAAGAAGATGCTAAATCCATCCCTGAACTGGAAGCAGAACTCCAAATGCTTGTAGGAAAGGATAAAGCAGACGTTCTTCTTGGAAAAGTTAAGAAAGAAAAGGAAGAATTCGCAAAAATCGCAACTTTAGCAGGTAAAGAAGAAGAATCCAGCCAGCATATCAACTGATGGCTAAAATAACTAAATCCGACCTTTTAGCTCAAAGAATAACTAATGATTTAGTGAAAAATGGGATCTTTTCTAAAAGAGAAGATGCTATGAAATTCGCTAGATCCGCTATTGCTGATTTAAGAAAAGGTTTTACCAAACCTTTAGCCATGCAAACCCTGTCTCAGCAAGATCAGGATATTATGCGATGGCGTAATGCTTTTAAACAGGCATCCAGCAATTGGACACGCAGAGTCGAGTTTCAAGATTACAAACCCGGACAAAGAGGAAAATCTCAAACTACAAAACTCTCTGGTCAACCTAGACAATTAGGTAATACGCAATTCCGTATCTGGTTGGAGCAATTAGAAGCAGAAGCCCCAAAGCACGTTAAAGATAACCCTGAAATTAAAAGAATGAAGGGACTTGCAACCAGAAATACAAAAGGAGGACAGCAAACCCAGAAAATTACTAGAGTCGATTTAGGGAAAGGTACTGAACCAGCTAAAAATATCGACACTACAGATATGCAACGTGTCCGTGACCTAAGAGCGCAACAAAAACAAAGACAGGCAACTACCACCAAAACCGCAGGTCTAGACCCCTCAAAGGCCCCCAAGAATCTCCAGACCGCACCAACTCAAACTTATCCAAGTACCACACAAACTCCTTCTTCAGCACCTTCTAGGCAAGGTCAAATGCTTAAAAGAGCAGAAATGACTGATCCTGCTGGAATAGCAGAAACCAAGTATGAAAAAGAACTGATGGATGTTGCCAGAAAAGAAGGCAAAAAAGGACTACAAAAGAAGTTGGAAGCAGATACAGGTGTTAAGCATTCTAAGAAATCTATGGGAGCAATCTGGAAAGAATTCAAAAAAGCTATAAAATTTGGAGAAGGAACTGGTGGTATTCCTATAGGTGGGCCATCTAAAGGAGGATCTTCTCCTGCAAAAAACCTTACTGGTGGGAAACTAGGGATTAACGACCATATTAAACTGTTATGATTAAATAGTTATGGGAGACATAATTAAACCAAATGCAGGAGTATTTAATCAAAAGACTTCGTATTTTGAAAAGCATATGGCAGGGAAAAAGCTTAATACAAAAAATTTAAGCCCTGACCAGATAAACATATTGCAAGAAAATATTCCAAGAAAGTTCCGAGTTAGTGAGGGTGAATATCTTAAAGCAAGGTCATTAAGAAATATTCAATCTAGAAAAAACTTTAGTACGCAGATAGGTAGCTTTCAAAGCGTAGGCAAACAAAAACTTTTAGAAAGTCAAACAACTAGAACTAAAAAAATGGGAGTAAGTTTATTAAAATCAATAAAACGAAGAATGCTTCAAGGAATTCCGGGTAAACGAATTAAGAAATCTTTTTAATGACCCTAGAAAAGACAGTAGATATTCTATCCAAGATAGAAAACCAAAGATCTACAAATAGAATCTTTTTCTACGAACCCTACGGCTACCAGAAGGATTTCCACAAAGCCAGAGACATGACAGGCAACTTTGCTCGTCAAAGACTGCTCATGGCTGCAAATAAGGTCGGCAAAACCTATTGTGGTGCTTGTGAAGTTGCTATCCACCTATTAGGCGAATATCCAGATGATTGGGAAGGACATAAGTTTGATAGGCCCATAAAAGCATGGGTTGCAGGAAACACTACTGCCAATACTAGAGATATCGTACAAGCAGAGTTATTAGGAGAACCCGGAGATCCTGAAGATTGGGGCAAAGGAATGATTCCAAAAGAAAGGATTGTTCAAACTGACAGAATGCCGGGAATTCCTAATGCCATAAGTGCGATTACTGTAAAGCATAAATCAGGAAGGAATTCTAAACTCTGGTTCAAGTCCTATGAACAGGGAAAAGAACAATGGATGGGTAAAGCCGTAGATATCGTATGGCTAGACGAAGAACCACCACAGGATATTTATTCACAGGGACTACGTGCTACTCTAAAAACTAGAGGGCTTATATTCATGACTTTTACTCCAGAGAAAGGCATGACCAACGTAGTTGCCCAATTTATGAACGACTTAAAATCAGGACAACAGCTTTATCATGCAACTTGGGATGATGCGCCACATCTTGACGAAGAAGCCAAACAGGAAATACTATCCGCACTTCCTCCGCATGAAAGACAAATGCGTTCAAAGGGGATTCCTGTTCTTGGTTCAGGACTTGTATTCCCAATTGATGAAGACAGTATCAAGATACCTGCGTTTTCACTTTCAAAGTATTGGCCTAAAATCTGTGCCATCGATTTCGGTTGGGACCACCCTTTCGCTTGTGTCTGGGTTGCTTGGGATAGGGATTCTGATACAGCATACA